CCCACAGCGGAAGAATCCTGCTGATTCCAGACGGCGGCCAAGACAACACTTACACGTTGCCTGCCCCGATTGCTGGATCAGTCTTTAGATTTGTTTATGCTGGCGGCGCGGCAGATGCTACGGATGCCCTCATTGTTACTCCCGGTAACACCAACTTCTACATTGGCGGTGTTACTTTCTTGGATACCGACAACGAAATAAGTGCGGTGTTTTCTGATGGAAACTCCAACAGCAGTATCCAGCTAAACGTACCGGCTGGGTGTGATGTAACTATCCTTGGCTTAAACACCACCAATTACCAGATTTTTGGCACCGTAACGGGCGCAACTGCTCCGGCATTTGCGGATCAATAATCTAAACGGGGGTTTCGACCCCCATTTTTGGAGGTTTTTATGGCTGATGCTGTAACGTCACAGACGCTAATCGATGGCCCTAAACAGGCCGTTATGAAATTTACCAACGTTTCTGATGGATCGGGGGAAAGTGCTGTCGTAAAAGTAGATGTTTCTGCTTTATCAAACAGTGCGGATGGCGACACTTGTAATGAAGTCGTTATTGAACGGATTTGGTGGCAGTGCATAGGCATGAAAGTCAAAATCTTGTTTGACGCCTCCTCTGATGTTTTTTGCATAGAACTTGGTGAAAACCAAAGCGGCGACCACGACTATTCGTCTTTTGGTGGCCTGACAAACAATGCAGGAAGCGGTAAAACCGGAGATGTTTCTTTTACTACGGTAGGGCACAGCAGCGCCGACACTTACACTATTATTTTGTACCTGCGAAAGAAATTTGCTTAACCATGGCTACGACTAAAAGTGTGCGAAGACTCCCTTCTGGACGACTACAGTACAGAGGGGAAACTTTTTCGGGCTATAACAAGCCCAAAAAGACCCCCGGAAAGTCTAAAAAAAGCGCGGTTTTGGCTAAAAAAGGCACGGAAGTTAAGTTAGTACGTTTTGGCGACCCAAATATGTCGATTAAAAAATCTCAACCGGGGCGCAGAAGTAATTTTAGAGCCCGGCACAATTGCGACACGGCAAAAGACAAATTTACGGCAAGATATTGGTCTTGCAAAGCATGGTAGCGTGTTAAACATGCAGGTCGAAGAGGTATTGTCTCGCTTAGAAAAGCACGAGGCCGAATGCAATTTGCGATATAGACGTATCGAAGAGCGTTTAGGCGACCAAAAAGAACTTATAGCCCAGAATTCGCAGGCTTTAAGCAAACTAGATTTAAAAATTTGGGGAATTGCGGTGCTTATTATTCTCGCACCAATTGCGGCTAATTTCTGGGGGTAAAAATGGGTGGTTGTGGCTCTCGGGTTAAAACAGGACCCAAAAAAACTAAGCTTCAAGTCACCTACTTGCGTAAAGGCGGAGATGCCTCCGGGAAAAGCAAGGGAAGCAAGATTTGTCCGGCGGGTAAAGCGTGGGCAAAGCGAACTTTCGACACATATCCTTCGGCATATGCCAACATGGCCGCTAGCAAATATTGCAAAGACCCAAATTACGCGAAAAAAGCCAAGGGTAAAGCGTAACACATGGGCGAGCTTAAAAAATGGCGAGATCAAGATTGGGTGCGCATTGACAGCAGTGGCAACATTGCAGGTAAATGTGGCACTTCCAAAGACAAAACAAACCCAGATCGTTGTTTGCCCCGATCAAAAGCTCAAAGCCTAACTCAATCTGAAAGAGCATCTACCGCAAAAAAGAAAAAGCGAGAAGGTGCAAAAGGTAAACAAGTGGTATCTAACACCAAAGCAGCCAAAGTTAGCTTTAAATCTGGCGGCGAGGTGCGTAAGCTAAATAAAGGCTGTGGAGCAGTCTTATCAAACAGAAGAAAGCGAACGCGGTATGCCTAATGTTAGAGCTAGAACAACAAATTCAAGAGGAAGTACGGGGCTGGTCTAGTCACGCCCTTGAAACGCCTCATCCGTTTTTTAACAATCTTCCGGCATGTCCTTATGCAAAAAAAGCGTGGGCAGATGACCGCGTAGGTTTTGTTTTTAGCTATTCCGACGAAAAACAAGGTCTTTATACGACGTTGTCACAGTTTGACGACACTTTTGACTTAGTTTGCTACGTTGAATTGTTCTATGAGCAAGATCCAGAAACGTATCACGAGTATCTAGACGGCATTAATGACGCCGTATCTATGGGCATTTTCATTCAAAAAGACCTGTGGGTTATGGGATTTCACCCAGAAGATGATCAAGATGAGGAAGTTTTTGACCAAACGTTCCCACATTTAGTGGAGGATTTGTATGCAATTACGTTTGTTCAAAGGCTTTCTAAGCTGGAAATATCGGCAGAAAAGCTAAGAGAAAAAGGGTATTATGAGCAATACATGAAGGATGTTTCAACAGCCAATCTTTGGAACAAAAGACAAACGTTATACAGGAGATTATGCAATGCCGGGTATGAAGCCTAAAGTAGGGCCAAAAAAAGGAATGGTTAAAAGAATGCGTGGCGGCGGAATGGCGGCCAAGCCGCCGGGAATGCGTAACGGTGGAATGGCTAAGAAAGAAGTACCTGAAGCAAATAAAGGGTTAGCCAAGCTTCCTAAAAACGTTCGTAACAAAATGGGTTTTATGGCTGACGGCGGCGCTGTCAAGCCTAAGCCTAAAGAAGGGCCAAAGAAAATGCGTAACGGCGGCGCGGTAAAGAAAACGGCTAAAGGCGGCGCGGCAGTGCGCAGTTCTTCTGCTAAGAGCTTGTAATAATGGCTGTTTCTGGGTCTACAAACTTTGAGCTAGATGTAAGTGATTACATCGAAGAGGCGTATGAGCGGTGTGGATTAGAAGTTCGCACCGGGTATGACCTTAAAACAGCTAAAAGATCCCTTAACTTAATGCTAGGGGATTGGGCAAACCGTGGCCTTAATCAATGGACTATTGAACAAGCTACGGTAACCCTTACGCAAGGAACCGGGAACTATAGCTTAGGCGCGTCTACAATTGATATTTTGAATGCGGTTGTTCGTCGCAGTGATACGGATTATGCCCTTGATCGCATTAGCCGTAGTGATTACATCAACATTCCGAGTAAAACTCAGCAGGCGCGTCCGTCACAATTTTTTGTGGATCGTCAAATAGATCCTACGTTGAAGTTGTGGCCGATCCCTGAAAACAGCACGGATACGGTCATCATTGACAAGCTTGTGCGCATGGACGATGCGGACACCTACACCAACACCATGGATGTTCCTTTTAGGTTTTATCCTTGCTTGGCGGCAGGATTAGCTTATTACCTTGCTATAAAAAAAGCGCCGGATCGTGTTCAGCTTTTAAAGGCGATGTACGAGGAAGAGTTTGAAAGAGCGGCCTCGGAAGACCGGGACCGTGCGTCGTTTAATGTTCAACCCACAATGGCTTACCAGAGACCGTAGCTATGGGTAATTTTGCATCAGGAAAATTTGCTTACGGTATTTCTGACCGCTCGGGACAGCGCTACAAGCTTAACGAGATGAGAAGAGAGTGGACGGGCATGTTGGTGGGTCCCGATGAGTATGACCCCAAGCAACCTCAAATTGAGCCTCGCCGGAAAGCCATAGATCCGCAGGCGCTGCAAAACCCTCGCCCGGACAGGGTTGAGCCCTTAGACGTTTTTGTTGCTACTCCGCTAGTAGAAGGTCCTGATTTTAGGCCCTTGGTGGGATATGCCATTGCGGGGTCAGTTACGGTAACTACATCATGAGCTTTACATACGCACAGCTAAAAACCGCGATCCAAGATTACGCCGAAAACGACGAAACGTCGTTTGTAACCAATCTGGACATTTTTATAAAAAACACTGAAGAGCGCATTCTTAAAAACGTTCAACTTAGTCTTTTTCGTAAAAATGCTTCCGGGACAATGACAAATGCCAACCAGTATTTGGCTTGCCCAAGTGATTTCTTAGCTCCACTGTCCCTATCTTTTGTAGACAGTAGTAGTAACAAGGTGTTTTTGGAGCTAAAAGACCCTGATTTTATACAAACGGTCAATCCAAATAGCGCGACTACAGGCTCCCCGAAATACTACGGCGTGTATGACGTAGATAATTTTGTTGTTGGGCCCACCCCAAATTCTTCTTACACGGTTCAGCTTAATTATTTTTATAGGCCAGCAAGCCTTACGGCAGGTTCAAGCTCTGGAACAACGTGGTTAAGCGAAAATGCGCCAATGACCATGCTTTATGGTTGTTTGGTGGAAGCGTACACGTATATGAAGGGGGAGCCCGACATATTGCAAAACTACCAACAACAATTTGTTCAAGGGGTTCAGTCTCTAAAGTTGTTTGGAGAAGCCAAAGAACCCACTGACCAGTATCGCACCGGAATGGTAATAAGGGCTAAACAATGATGGTGGAAGGCGGTAAAATACACACTGGTATTGTAGATGTTCATACTACCAGTAACCGGGGGTTTACCCCAGAAGAGGTTGCTGCTCGGTGTTTAGATCGGATTGTTAAAGTATCGGAATCCGCTCCCCCCGCTATAAGAGATCAAGCGTTGGCGTATAAAGACAGCTTACGTCAGGTGCTTACGCATTACATGCGCGAGGCGATCCAAAGTGATCGCACAACTGTTTACAACGCTTTGCTTGATGCGGGGCAAAAAGAGTTAGCCGAAACGATTAGGAGGCTTTAAATGGCTTTTAGTGGCAATTTTATGTGTACGTCCTTTAAAAAGGAGTTGCTTGAAGGCGTACATAACTTTAAAAATTCTGGCGGAAACACCTTTAAGCTCGCTATGTACACCAACAGCGCCAGTTTTACTGCCGCTACTACCGCTTATACGACAAGCAACGAGATCAGCGGCACGGGGTACACGGCAGGTGGAGGAACCCTTACGCGGGTAGATCCAACTACGTCGAGTACCACCGCGTTCACGGATTTTGCAGATCTTACGTTTAGCTCTTCGTCGCTTACGGCTAGGGGTGCGTTGATTTACAACGACAGTGCCAGTGGAGACCCTACGGTAGTTGTTCTTGATTTCGGTGCAGATAAAACGTCTAGTAGCGGAGATTTTACTATTGTTTTCCCCACGGCTGACGCAAGCAACGCGATTATTCGGATAGCGTAATGGCTGACGCGACTGTCCCGTTTACTGGCTGGGG